TTTTACTTATACTTATTTATTATTAGTGCTCTGTCCACTTTGCGAATATCGCAGACAGATGCTTATGTCAAGCATTGTTAGACACACCCCTTTTTTGATATGACAATTACAACTGAACTAGCCTCGGAACCGACCGTCTCTTACCCTGACGACCCCGCTACTCCTTTCGACTATTCTACTCGTTTATCTACTCATACCAATACACTTTCTTATTTGATCACACCATTTTCGTGTGCAAATATACATACACCGACCTCGCCCTCCTTTTCGGACTCCACGATCGCCAACTACAACCACGTACTTTCTTGTTCCTCTTCACCAAAAATGAATACGAATAATTGTGCCTCGGAAAAAGAGTCATTGAACCATGTTTCAGACTCATCTATGTTGTCTACTGTTTTGTCCCGTGATTTGGCTGAGCAACGCTATGCGCACTATAAATTAGCATGCGCTGCTCGGATTCGTTCCAAGCGTCGTCCAAATTACCAAAAGAATTACCAGCGCTCGAAGAAATCCTTCTTCGCCAATTCGTCCAGAGTCAAACTTCAAGTTAAGACTCGTGGTGTGGCTCCTCCTGAGCCCACCTATCGTGCGGACATTAAATTCCGCTCTTATGACGAAACCACCAGGGAAATTTATCCCTCTCTTTTGAAGCCTTCAGAGTTTAAACTCAACCCTGAAGCCCCTGCCTTTCAACCAAGGCAGTCTAGCAGGAGCCACCTTCCCCGGCCTCGAGCCTTAATCGCTCGTCCTGCTCTTCCGATCATCGTCGAATCTGAAGCCTCCTTTTATCCACCAAATGAGACTTCCCAATTGATTCCAAAAGGATCATTTAGAAGCCTTCACTTCGCTAACGCAATTGCCCAGCTACGTGAAGATGCCTATGATTCCTCTTCCAAAGAACTTATACCACCTTCAGAACTTACACTTATTGAAGATGATGCTGAGATTTTTGAGACTGTTCATTTCGACGAACCGTTGGAAGCTGCGTTTTTTCTCAATCTCAATGAATTCATACGCCATCCCGAAGACGTTCCTCTTTCCGGATTGGTTGTTGATGAACTCCTTCCTTTGAAGTCTTTTGCGCTCAAAAGACACCTCGAAGAAAATCGTCCACAGGACTATCCGTCCTCCCTTTTCGTCCTAGAAAAGATACCATCGGACATTCCCTCCTTCGATCTTGCCCAACATGAGGACTCTTTTGTTCCATGCAACGGCGTCGTTCGTTTCGAGCCTGTGGATTTAGTTTCCATGATCCTCCGTCCACCGCCAATTCTTGCTCCCAAATTCACCTACCAACAGGGTGAACTTCATACCATCCTAACTAAGGTTTGGGCGCAAATTGCTACCACCGCTAGCGAAATGCTAACGCCACTGTGTCCTATGGATGTCCCTATCGACTCCAATACCATTGTTAGCAGATTTGAAAACAAGTCCCTTCAACCACTTGCCACCGCTATTGATGGTTTGGAGCCTCATATGATGTCCGATGAAGACGTTGCTGCCATGTTAAAAGCAACCAAGGATTTCCGTTCTCGCGCCCATTTTGTTCGCGCTTCTGAACGAGGAATTACCCACAACACGCCATACAACGCTCCCACACCAAGCACCCAAGCTATTATTCAAGACTTGGGATCCTCGCTTTATCGTTGCGTCCAATGCAATGTTCAAATGTGTGGCATTCCATCCGTTGATGCCCACGTTGTGGGCCTTTCCCACATAACTAAGCATTTTCCCATCGACGAAATTGATGCAGAAGAATGCCCCACTTGCGGCCCCGTTGCCAACATGAAACTACATGTTATTACCAGCGCTCATCGACGTGCCCATTATGCCGAACGTGCCAAGGTTTACAAACTGGTGCTTCCCACTGATGTCCCCATCTCCAGTGGAAGCGATGTCCAGTCTACAACCCCGGTCATTTTTGACAATGGCAACCAACAATTCCACTGCCTCCACTGCTCCGTTCATATTTCAGGACAGAATGCTCTTGAGGCCCATGTTATTGGAATTGATCACATCAAGAGGCACTATCCAATCGTCATCCTTTCTGGTGACATGTGCCCCTCGTGCGGTCCCGTGACCAACATGCTCCAGCATTGTCTCACAAACACCCACAGGAAGCTTTACAATATCGCCCGCGCAATGGACTATCGCCTTTGCCTTCCACTAAACGTTCATCTCTCTAGTGGTAGTGACGAAGAAGCCGAAGTTCATTCAGTGCACATTGCCCAAGTGCACCAAGCTGACCAACCATCTTCTCCCGATGACACAGCAGCTGAAGTTGCCACCGACGCAACTCTTCAGCATCCTGTTCAACACGAAGAGCAACAAGCTCCATATGGTGTGGCCATAAACATTGAACATGAGCCGCCCATGCATGTTGCAACTTCCGAGCAACTTCTTCCTGGAAAAGTGGAACCCTTCTCCACCTCCTACAAACGTGGACAAGCCTATTCCGTTGTCCAGCCCCGCGATAGCGTGAACGTTTCAAAAACCATTCAAACTATTGCCCATGCTACTGCTGCTGGTCTAAACACTCTTGCCAAGACAATGCCCACCCCAAAATCAGTGGCTCCTCCTGTCCCCTCCAAGGCTCCTCCAGCCGCAGTCGGGTCCACCCCAGGAACGGTTGTTTTGAAGAAGCGCCACCGCCTCACTCTTCACCGAGCGGCAAAGCCACTTCATCATTCAAACCATCCTGAGAAGTCTCTCCACCGTGACCAACCTCTTAGTGGAGCCACCTCATCCGCTCTTGAGGAAAAAGAACAAGCCCCAAACTTCTTGAAAAGAAGTATTGGAAGCCTTCTTCCAGCTTCTGCCCTTGCAAAGGTTATGGATAAAACCAAAGCCAGCAAGGAAATCAACATTCAGCTCCAAAAAACTGATCAACTAATTGATTCAGTAGGAGCTACATCCACTAAGATCAACGAGACAGTCACAAAGCTTTCTTCTGCCGTTGATAAGATTTCTGGATTTGACATTCAGGCCCTTGCCGAGAAGTTTTTGAAGAAAACTCTCGGAGGAATAATATCCTCAGTTGCTGATTTTACCACCATTGCATTGGATGTTGCCACTCTTGTCATGGACTCCTACAGCCATTTGAGCAAAGCCTCTATGGCCATTCGCGTCACCTCTGTCGTGATTCGCGTTGTTAAGCTTTTGCCCGTTTCATCTGCAATTGCCAGCATTGAGGAATTTCTTACCTCCTTCTTCAACAAATCATCCGAAGAAGGTGAAGTTGTCCTCTCAGCAGGAATCGACGATATTAAGTCCTTCTTTTCATCAGCCTATCAACTGGTTGTTGGAAAACTTCCCGGATCAAAGGAAATCAAGTCTTATCTTCGTTCCGCCGGTGATCTTGGACGTAATTTGACCAGCTCCTTCAATGGTCTCAAATGCGTCACCTCTGCCATCGACTGGATTCGTGATACCCTAACCGGCACTTATTGCTGGATTGCCATGAAGTTCAAAGCTTCTATGGGCATCAAATGGATTGATGCTATCACCCCCTGCACCAAACATGCAGATATCATAATGGAAGCTTACGAATTCCTCAATGATCCCTCAAAGGCCACTACCGCTCGTGGCCGCGATCGCTTATATCGTATTCGAGACAATTTCGAACGCATGAAACGTGAGTGGACTATGTCACTTGATGGCAAGTCACTCCCCGCCTTCGTTCACCTCCTTGATGGCCAAATCCGCGACCTTGCCAAGGCCGGCGCCGGATGCAAAGTTCTATCTACAGAACAAGTTATTCCCTTTGGAGTCTTCCTAGCAGGAGGAACGCAAAGAGGAAAATCTGAGCTAGCCTCAGTTATGACCTCTCTTCTTGCCCCTCTTGCTGATCGTTCCAGCACCTTCCTAACGATGCCCGAACGCGACATCCATCTTGATCGCTATGACAACCATTTCGCCTTAGTGTTTGAAGAATTTGCCCAAGTTCCCGAAAACACTCCAACACAGGTTGAAATGATGTTTAAATTCCTCACAACCAATCGGCCCCAACTCAGAATGGCCGCTCTGGAATTCAAAGAAACTGACCGTGGTCTCCTCAACATTGGAGGCCTCTTTGTCAACACAAATCTCCTCAATCCTGACTTCAACAGCAGTGACAAAGGAGCCTTTGCCCGCCGCTTTTATGCCTACTACGTCGAATTCAAAGACGAGTACCTAACCAACACCCGCGACGCTGGCGAAGGCTATCCCATACCTGATATGAAGAAAATTCAGGAATACCAGGAAACTGGTTGTGACACACACGAGCTTCTCGTTTTCCGCCCCTACAGATTGTTTGATCCCGATTTTTCGGACATCTCTTCAATCTCCCGCGTTCCTGGACTTTCATTCAGTGAATGGAAAGCTGAGCTTGCTCAAAAATTCAAGGAGCAATACGTTTCCCGCCTCCCAAAAATGCCTTTGGAAAACGTCATCTCCTCGCTTGTCTTGAACTCCCGTACAGTTCTCACTCCCGCTGCCAATCTTATGGCCAAAATTCTCCCAGAGAACACTTGGACCATGGGTAAAAACACCCCCACGGCAGGCGTTGAAGTTATAACATTCGATGTTATAGACAATGAAGTCTACTTCACAGCCGACTCGGAGCACGTTCTCGTTGGCGCCACCATTGTTTCTTCAGGTGGCAATTTTAAGGTGCACAGCCCGCCCTTGCCCAACTCTAGCACATTCACGTTTCATATCACTTGTCCTGCCATTACCAGGCTTAGCTTCTCCCTTTACGTCTCGAAGTTTAAGGACTCTTTACTAACCCATGTTGCTCCCAAGGCAAGTTGCTTGCATGCTGAAAATGCTTGCCCTTACTTTTCTGCCAATCCTCGCTGCATGGCCAACACCAGGCCATTTCCTGATGCTCCCAATTCTTGGAGCACTATGATGCAGCACGCAAACTCTCGCTTTACCCAGTTTGATGTTTTGACTAGAAGGTTGGCCCACTCTCCATCCACGGCCTCTCTTAATCCCTTCGCTAAGCATCCTCTGCTTTCTGACTGGTTCAATAGGGTGGTCACCACAGACGCCCTTGTTGTTACCAACGACTGGATTTACTATTGCCATTATCTGGCTTCAGGGATGTATGATTTACCACTCATTCCCCCTCACTTTAACTTTGATGCCACTCTATCAGCAGGACGCTCAACCAAGCTTCCTACAGCTTTTGACAACATCCGCCTAAGGTCAACATATCAAGAGACCTTCTTCGATGTTTGTGAAGCTCTCAAAGAAGATTTTTCAGGCTACAAAGATATTGCAGCCAGTTGGCCCTCAGTCATGGCCGTCTATGGAAAAATGCTCCCGCACAAAATTCCACTGGATTTCAAAAATTACACCTTACTGAATCCCGCTTTTGACCTTGAAGTTCTCTTCGAGTGCGCAAAAAGGAATATGTGGGTGTCCAGCGTTGGAGTTTCTTCAATGTACTGGACCACCACTTCCATCAAGACACACACTCCGCCTTGCTGCAATGTTGTCCCACAACTTCTCTCTTGGGACATGCCTTACCAGTTACGTGACAAGCTTCGTGCTTTCTGTTGCGTTAAGGCCGGCGAAGCTGACCATGATGACTCAGTCAAGAAAGCCTATGATACGCTTATGATCCAGTTGGGCGATGACATTGCCACCTGCACTCCAGGCGTCCCACCCCCTGTTGAGCTTATTGCTCCAGAAATTTTAACGTCCATATGGAGCCCAGAATATCTTTCTCAATTCTTGGACATTCACGTGGACAAAACCACATCCAAGAACATCTACCACTGCAAACTTAAGGAACTCTCAGTTGACGTTCCAGACAGCGTCGTCTATCTCCTCTTGGCTCCGTTTCCAGTACGCCAGCAATTCTTCTCATTTGCCTATGGAAAACACCGTACCAAGTGGGGATCATACAAAATAGTCTCTAGCAAATCATTTACCACCGTTTCCGAAGTTGTTCGCCCAGGTCGCAGGTTTAGGCCAGCCATACACAATGCCGTTAGCAAATGTGTTGCCTCTTCACTCAGAAACCTGGAATCGCTTCGTGAACGCTTTGTCGCATTTGTGAAGAACCATCCCATCCTTTGTGCAGGTATCACCTGTGCCGCAGTGGTTCTCTCTGCCTTTGGCATTTACAAATTCTGTTCTGCCCTTGGCCTCTCAAGTGGGCCCCCCGTCTCCATCCGTGGAGAAGGCCCTGGTCGCTTGAATAGAACGCCCGCTATCATCGAAGATTCCGTTAAGGAACTCTCGGCGGACCACAAGCCAACAACGGAAGCCATTATATGGCGCTTCCTAGCTGGTGGTTTTGGCGTTCTTCTTGGTCTTGGCATAGCAAATGGAGCCGTTGAGCTCTACAGAAACATTGCTGCCATCAGAAAGGAGCGCGAAACTCCAATTCCCATGAACATCTTCTCATCGATGGAACCAGCAAATAACGACAAGACCCGCTTTAGCTTATCTGACAATGCCTCTCTAAAGGTACCAAATGTCAGTTTATGGAAGCTTACCTGTGATGACTATCCAGACTCAGACTCCGATATGTCTGAAACTTCCGAGAATACCTACGTGCCCTCGGGCTTCTTGCCACCCTCGGAACCAATTTCCCAGCCGCATGAATCAATCGCTGAGGACCGCCCAATTGACATGGATCAAGAAATATCCTCCCATGTCTTGAGCAGCGCCTCCCATGCCCCGGACACCATCACCACCGACTCATACCGTCAATTGATGGCCAAGCTTGCTGACAATTTAGTCACTCTTACGCATTATCCTGCCGGACTCGACGACCCAGCCCCAATCAGAACGGTTGGAATCAGAGTTCGTGACAGATATGTTATTACCAGCGCTCACCTTTTTACAAGAAAGGCCTCAAATTCCATCCTTTTGGCTTACACCAAAAACGGTGCCCTCCGCACTCTTGTCAAGATGGAAAAGTTCCCGTTTTCCTTCTTTCGTGGAAACGATCTTGCTTGCTTTATGCTGCCACCAAACGTAACGGCGTGCAAAGACATCACCAACAGATTTCAGGACCAACTTCTTGATCCTTCAGGACATCCCGTCAAACGGAACCATGTTGGCAAAGACGTTTTCACCGTTGGACTAACCATTACTCCAGATGGTAGAGACGCTGTCACCACAGCCCTACCTTCAACTGTCCACTCTTATACAGCCTTCCCATCAAGTTTGGCTTTAGAGCGTGTCGTCAACAACGTTGTTGTTGTGGTACCTACCACCTCACTCCGCACAAAACCCGGAGACTGCGGCTCACCCGTAATTCTCCCTGACGCCAATGGATTCAAAATTGTTGGAACTCACGTCTACGACGCCACCAATACCAGTGGATTTAACTATGCCGACAAAACGGATGTTGAAAATCTCATCCAAATGATTGGAGATTACCACACTAGAAAACTTGTCAACAAGGATTTGAAACATCTTGAGCTTTCCGCCTATACGCTCGACCCTCCTACTTACATCGAGCCAGGAACACGTGTTGTAAAGAGTCTTCTTATTCCAGAGGAACTCCCAATTCCCACTACACATGTCGCTCCAAGCGCCATCAAAGATTTCAACTATGAAAATGGCCCACAGCTAGTCCACGGTTGCATTCAGCAACTCGGTCATACCAAAGCTGCTCCTAGCTCAAACAACGATCTTATTAGATCCTTTATTGACTCACACCCAGACATGCCTCTCAGCCAAGAGCCTGCCATGCTTTCAGAAAACACACCTGACTGGAAATGCATGTCAAAGGCCAATGTCATTGACACACCAATCTTTTTCAGTGAAATTTGTCAATCCACACTGTACCTTGCTCACAGAGATTGCAAACTCAAAGCTAACTATCCAAAAAGCTTTTGTGATTTCGACCAACTCCTCAACGCAAGGGTTACAAACCAACAGACAGGCGAAATTATTCCCACTGGAGAAACGCGCCCCACTCCCACCTCAAGCGCCACATTCCCATGGAACAAATTGCCTGGAATCACCCAACTCAAACATATGGTGGTTGCAGATCCAAAAACAGGCATAACCCAATACAAACCTTTCATTCAAACTGAAATGGAGTATGCCACCATTGAACAACTCAAACAATGGTCAAACGGCCACGTCGGAACCTATTGTGGGGGTTTCTTGAAATCAGAAAAGAGACCCCTAAAACCCGGCCAGCCCAACACTCGCGACTACGAATGCAAGTATTGCAACAATGAGCACAGCCATGTCAAAGTTGACAATCCTCGCGTGGTTGGATGCCCCACCAAGGCCCATAGCCACGCTTTGGCCTTCTTGTTTCGCTGGTGGGCCTCTGCTCGTGTCCAAAATAGACACAACATCGCCAACCAAATCGGTATTGACCCCATGACCGACTGGACCTTCCTTGGAAACAAGTTGATTGAACATCCTTATTTTCACGATGCTGATGGTGATGGCTTTGACAAAACAATGGGTGTTGCCACCACCAAACCACTCGCCGTTTCCGGACACTTCGCAATGTTCTCACCAACTTCAACGACAGAAGATGGAAACCGCTTTCTCAACGAAATTCTTCCTACGCTATCCGAGCAATCCCATCTTATGCTCGATGCTGCTTCACAAGGCAAATTTTCCTTATTTGAACAAGGAAAGATCTCCTACCGTGAGTTGTGGCTGCAAATGCAAACCACCTATGGATCTGCTGCGGCCTCAATCGTAACCATGTACACCGGAATTGGATCCCACCTTTACTGGCTTGGTTGCGCACTCACTAGTGGCGTTTTCGTTACAGGAGATTCCAACGGTGCCACTCTCGAGTCAATTATGTTCGAAGCAGTTCGCCGCCTCACCGGTGACACTTTTGAACAAATCGAGAAGAACTTCCGAATTTTTGCCTATGGCGATGATTCCGCTATTTCAACTAGCTACAAGTTCACTCTCCAACAACTCATCGACACAGCCTCGAAACTAGGAGTTCGCTTTACCCCTGGAAACAAAGGAGCCATTACAAAGGCTCATTCTTCTTTCCATGAGATTACATTTCTCAAGCGTGCCTGGTATAGAGACCCAAACACTCCCAACTACTTTCGTTGCCCACTTCAAATTGACGTGATTGACAACATGTGGTACTGGTACAGGAAAAGTCTTGGACCTGCCACAGGAGTCCGTGTCGCTGTGGACGCTATGATACGCGAGTACGCACAACACCCCGATGACGTCTTCTTTCAAAGAACAGCTGCAGTCAGCAGCCATATGAAAGAACATGGCATAAACATGCACATACCACTTCCTCATGAAGTTAGGGCTGGAAGCCGCCCTACCTTCAATGGTCGCTTCGCGGCCGAAATTTCTTTCAAAGACTACTAAAATGAATACATCAAATCTTGCCTCGGAACTTAACTCCTCTGAACCCACGTTTCAAAAAGAGGTTTTCTCCCCAAACTCTGCATTTATCTCAAACCGACCCGAAGACGCCAATCCGTCCACTGTCCCATCTCGTTCGCTAGACGCCATTTTTCTTGATCAGCCAACCACAGTCACCAAAAACAAGCTTTCAATTCCCGTCACTACGGCTGGTTCAATTGCATCAAACGCTTCAATCAACATTAATGTTAGAAATTTAGTTAAGGATTTTTACTCTGATGGCAACAATACAGCCTACAGAAGCCAGGATATGTGGAAAAATCTAGTTGAGCGCAGAAAGACTATCAGTTTCAAAACCACAGTTTTTCTGCAACTCCTCAGCAATGCTGAATCAGGAGTTGTCATCGCTTTTATGAATGATAAACCAGCACCAACTCAATTGGCTGGCATTCAAACACTCACTAGACCCACTACCGGCGCCACTCTTTTTCCTCCTAGAAATCGCACGTCTGCAGTCGCAAATACTAATGCTGCTGTTAACACTGGAGCCCAAAATTGGCCCGCTCCCGCCGAAGGTTACCGCTATGAGACCTTACTGGCCACAGCTAACCGCCTCACTACTTCGGATGTTAAATTGTTCCCACTTTCCATAAATAACAATGTTGCTTTCATTCACGAGTCATTACCAAAAACTTGCACATTTCTCACACCCACGGTTCCAACTTTGGAGTACCCCACCAGTTTTTCAACAACACCTGATCCTGGTACTTCAACTCTTTATCATATGATCGTTGCTCCGTGGTACATGTTCTTTCCAAATATCACTCTTCGCCTCACCAACACTTCTGGAAAACCAGTTTCTTATACATTAGACGTCTTTTCGGAGGCCTCTGGACCCCAGTTCAGTGACTCCTTCTTTCCTCCCGACTATGGTCTTAATAATTCGTTTCTTTTTAGATATCCGCTTTCCGATTTCACTCAATCTGGAGCCCCTCGCCTTGAAACTGATACTCCTCTTTCGGGTGAGGTTGCTGCCGCCTTTGCCGTGGCGGACGCTGTTGTCTCCTTTGCCGTCAACAAAACCAACGCTCAACTTGCTCGTGTTGGTATCACACCACTTGTAAATGCCCAGACTTCAAATTCATGGTCCTTAAGGCCTATGGAGTCTACTCTTCCTGACGAATCAGATCAATTTTTCTTCACCAAAATGAAGTTTCTTGCTGGAACTCATACCATTAGCTACTTAACAGCCAGTGCCTACGTCAATACTGTTAGCTGGGGCAACCTTAGCAACATACTAACGCTAGCTACTGGCATAACACATTCCGTCAACACCGGCCAAATTATGTGGCTCTTGCGTCTCAATCAGTTTTCAGCAATTTCCTTTGATTACCACATTCGCTATCATGTCACAATTCCAGCCATTTCTGACACCATGTCATACAATCTTCTCTTTCTGCGCATACCATACGAAAGAGTTCATCAAGCTCATTGGATAACCTCAAGCTCAACTGGTGCCCTCAACAAGAACCCAATGGTCACCAAGAACACATTCTTTAAGCCAGTTTATCCAACAACATCTGCTGCTATTCCCTATGCTGACATTGTTCACCGGGTTTCCGGAGCTGAGCTTCAGAAAATGAGAAATTCTGGAAAAACTTGGTCTTTCGATGTCCCTTGCATTTGGCCATTCTCCAGCGGTCACATACCATCCAACTTTACAGCAAAAGATTTGTTCGTGCCCGCACCAACTGAGGACCATGTCTTCATTGTTGAGCCAACAGGCTTGTCCGCCATCCCAACAACCATTACATCCAATCTCCAAATTATTCATGAGGTTGTTGTTACCAACATAAAACGTGCCAATCCCGCATTTCGCAACATGTTTCCTTCATTTCCATACAATGATGTTCGTTCTCCTATGGCTTGGTACAAAACTACTGGCCCAAACACCATCACCGCAGCCACCACTGGATTCTCCAATCCAATTTCAGCCAGTGATGAGCCCATGCCTAAAACATTCGATCCTCTTGCCGGTCCTACTAATCCAGTCAAGACAGGACGTCTTCCCGTAGATGTTCCTCTCTCCGCTGCTTATGAGGCCGTCAATGATATCATCACATTAACCGATCTTCCATATCCAACCACATCAATATCCAAACCTTCCTTTATGGGTGCTGACGATGACTACAGAAAGTACATCTCTTCTGAGTTCATCGCTGGAGCATTCCGTGGAACTGCAAACACTGCTTTCAACGGTTACAACTGCTCTGGCACACTTCGTTCCACACCTGTTCTAATAGCCCAAGGAAGTATGAGAAATCCAATATTCTCTGGAGGCACTTTGCCCCAATTCATCTTTTCACACTTTCTTACTGCATCAGGACCCGTAAAAAATCGTGTTGTTTTCGACACCAATCCTGCCGGCTTAACTGGCTATGTTGGCGTTGTTTCATCAACCTCACTTGATTTTTCAAATCTTTGTATGTTCAATGGCTACGGCCACCTTGATTCCTTCTCTACAGCAACCAGCTCTCTATGTAGCTCCCTGTATATGACAGGAGCCCCTGTTCAAGTTTCTTCAGCAGGCCACTTCACTTGGGAATTCACCCAAACTGGAGCCTGCAACTATTATCCACTTTCCACTTCCGCAGTTGATGATAATGGAGTTTACCAAACAACAGACCCCGTAATTCCGGAAAAAGATCGCTTTTATGACAGACTACTGACCATAACTGCCGATATTGCCGGAGATACCATATTTACAGTCAACAAATATGCCTTCCAACACTCACAATCGTTCGCTGGCAATTTGCACCAATTCATTGGATTCGCTGCATCTATCCTTTAAAAACCAACCCCTCATTTGGTATAGCATTCACACTGCTGTTGGTTTTCCTTCACCACTTCTATACATTAATATGATCATTAAACTTAGTTTTTGTTTTTCTTAGTCTCTATTTGTTTCCCCTTTTTTTAAAGAGGCTTATGATTTCTTCTTTTAATACTAATAATCACATTTCGTGTAGTTGAACCGGTCTCCCCGGTTGCTACTTTGACCTTGCCTTCTTTTGATTGCTCCGATTAGTCATTTTAGATTTTGAAGTTTAAGTACG